TTATCTATTTCATATCCACCACTAACTGAATTAGCACCTAAGATATTAACCATTATATTACCTCGTCAGGGAACTCACCTAGAGGTCTTGTTGTTGTGCCATCTTCTTGTAATGTATAAGTTAATAAAGTTATTAATGCTTCAACATTTGCACAACCATCTATAGCTGTTTCCATAGCATTAACTTTAGTTCTAACTGCTGCTCTATAAGTTGCAATATTACTTGGTACAGAATAATCAGAAACATCTGCTGCTTTGATTACATACCAATCTGTTGTTGCTAATAATCCTGCTGCTTGTGCATTAAATTTATTTTTATAATTAGTTTTTAATCCATAAGTAACAATTTGATTTCCGTCACTATCTAATAATGGGTCACCATCTTCATCTACTGCATTTACATTTGCTATGGCTTTAGCTGTTGCAGTTCCGTAAGTCGCTGTAACTGTATCTGCGTCTTCATCGTAAGTGTATGTTTGGTTTGTATTAATATAAAATTCTTCAGATTTATAATTTGTATTATCTATAATGACTGTATAAACACCAATCGCATTTCTTTGTGCTTCAGTCCATAAACTATAAATAGCTTTAGGATATTTTGTACCTTCTTTAACATCTCCTTCTGACCATGTGTGTATTCTTTGACCTGCTTGTTCATGACCTACAGGATATACATCTGCAATTACATTATCTGCTGAATATCTAGATGTTACTATTTCTAGTCCTTTGTTTCCTTTTGGAAAACTTGATATTGTTCCGTTTTGTACTATTGCGAACATTCTATACTCCTATGATAAAGTCAGGTTTAAATTCCTGCCTATTTCTAACCACTTTGCACCATTATATCTAAATACAAATAAATCACCTTTTGCTCCTGTTGTTGTCAATACAGGTGCTACATCTCCTGTAAATTCATAGACTGCATTCCATGCTAAAGTATTTCCACCACCTGCGTCTTGAATAGCTAAAACAGAAATAAATTGACCTGCAACCCCATTTGATGCTGCACCCATTGTTCTATTATCTGTTAAAACTACTTTAGCAACAGGTTGTGTTGATGCGTTCCAAGTAATTGTTGAAGCATCAGTAAGTGCAATTTCAGGTGAATATGCACCCATACTTAATTTAATATTTGCGTTACTTACTTGTAGTCTTTCTACTCCACCTGTATCTAAAGCCAAAGTATCACCTGATGCTCTACGCATACCTGTTCCTGTATTACCTGTAAAAGTATATTGAACATTTCCTGCTGTTTGGTCACCTGCTTTATCTTTAATAATTGGATTACCTGTTGCAGTTCCACCAATTTGTACATCTGATGAAGTTGATACTGCACCTGTCATAACAATACTGCCTGTGCCTTTTGTTGTAATAGCTAAACCGACATTTGTATCACTACCATTAGATGATAATATTGGACTATTATTTGTACTATTATTAGTTATTTCTGCATAATTGACTGCTGATGCTGTTGTTTGGAAAATTAATTGTTCATTATTATTTTCATCTAAAACACCATGAGCATCATCTATAACTATATTTTGTGAATTAGTATCTAAATTACCACCTAATTGTGGTGAAGTATCACCTACAATATCAAAACCTGTTACAACACTATCAATAAAATTAATTGTATTTGCTGAAGTATCTATAGTGGCTACTGATATATCTTGTGCACCATCAAAAAACTTTATCCCTAAAGAATTACTTGCTGAATTAGTTGTATCTAACCACATTGTGCCGATTGCTGCTGAAGCAGGTCTTGAAGTGCCTGAGTGCATTGTATTTAATGCTGCTAAAATATTATTTAATTCAGTTCTAAAAGCTGAAAAACCTTGATTTGCTATTGATACATCTGAAACTTGACTCATTTATTATCCTTTATACCTTTTAACTTGTACTTTTCAACCCATAACCATTAGCTACATAGTCGAATGTACGACTTATACCATTACCACTAGAATTTGTAAATGCAATATTAAAACCTGTTATAGTTTTACTACTTATTGTAAATGTATCTCCTGTTGCCATATTTTGTGCTGCAATACCAATTGCAGGTACTGCATGAAATCCATTTGTGAATGTGACTGTTTTTGTTCCTGTTCCACTTGCTACATCAGCACCACTATCAATTCTTTTTTCCATATCTACTGATATTGATATAGCTGAAACAAATGCTCTAGTTGCATTGTTTTTATTAGCAAGTCTTAATTTAAATTTAAAGTATCTGCCTTTATATGTAGATGTTGTATTAAATGGTTGAAATACAGTTGCATTATCTAATGAACTTGTGCTTGTTGCTATTTGTAATTGAGCAGTTGCATTAGTTGGGTCATTACCATCAAAAGGAGCAGGAGCATCATCAAAGGTAGCAACACCTCTACCACTATCAAATTGGTCATAAGGGTCTTCAATTTGGTCAATAGTTAAATTCTTTGTAAAAGATACATCATAAATACCTGTTAAAGACAAAGTTGAATTAAGAGTATAAAAACCTTCATTATCAATATTATTATCACCTGCACCTAAATCAAAAAAATTTGTAACACTATCAAAATTACCTGCTGTATCATCAAAATCACTTAATGTATCTAATACTAGAGATGGTGTTCCACTACTATCTGTTAAAGCTATATCATTATCAGAAGTACCTAATGTTATATCTTCATTTATAGTAATTACAGGAACAAAACTTTGTAATGAACTTATATTAGAAAAAATTATTGTTTCGTTATTACTTTCATTACCTAATTTATCAACTGCTTTAATTAAATATGCACCTGTTCTAGCATTAGTGGTTATGGTTGTTCCTGATGAACGTGGTACTTGTAACCAATTAACAGATTTATTCCATTGTGAGCCACTTGTTACATTTTGGTATCTAATTTCATAATAAGCAATATCTAAGTCTGTGTTTGCGTCCCAATTTAATTGCATTTGACTAGAGCCTTGCATATTAACTGAAAAGTTTTGCACATCTGAAGGTGGCTCTGTTGCTCCTACAATAGTTCTATTTGCACTCGTATATGCTGAACTAACTCCTAATGCGTTTATAGATTTAATTCTTACATTATAAATTCCACCATCTATAACATTAAGCATTTCATAATTTAAATTAGAACCTACTACTAAAATTTTATAATCACTTTCTGTACTTAATTTAACTTCTACTTGATATTGTACTGTGAATTTATCTACACTTGCACCTACCAATATATTTAATCTTGTTAAAACAACACCCTCTGAATATTCAATTAATTCATCAGTTAATGTAACACTTGCAGGTGCTGTAACAGAATAAGGATTAGGAAAAGTAGTATCAGGAATATCATCTACTTCTGATTTAGCTGTGAATGTATACCAACTTTCTTGATGTTCTGTTAATGATAATCCTACTGTAAAGTTTGAATTTAAAGATATGCCATTAACTCTAAACGGCTTATTACTAAATCCTGTAATAGGGTGGGTGACATTAACAATATCACCTATGGCTAAATCTAATGCTTCATAATTAGCTGTTAAATCAACTGCTAAATTATTTCTTGACCTTTCTAAAACTATTTCTGCAAATTCTAATGCTTGATAAGGACTTGTAATAGTAGGAATATCAATAGTACCTTCTTGTAAAAATCCACCATCAGCAGTTTTTAATGTTTGGTGGTCACTATCTGCTTCAGGATAAACAATAGTATCAGCTTGGTAATTCTTTAATGGATTAACAAATGAAGCTGAAACCCTATTAAAATTTTCATTTTTTCTTTGTGATTGAACTTTCATACCACCTATAATTGTATCGGTTGTTAATGTTATTGCTGCACTTCCTGTTGTTTCAATAATCAATTTATATTTACCTTGTGTATAAGGTAAGAAACCTCTCATGCCTTTGACTAGAATTTTAACATTATCTAAAATTTTTCTTGATGTATCTAAGACTGCATTACAATCAAATAAGTTAATTTGGTCTGCACCTGAATAGGGTGTGACTTGGGTTGTTGCAACTGTACTAGCAGTATAAAAACTTGGAATATCAATATCAGCAATAGCAATACCTTTTCCATATCTTGTATTGGTTAAGTAATCTAATAAACACCATGCAGGGTTTGATGAAAATGCTGCCGTTTGTGCTTGTGAACTTGAATTATATGCTACTACTTTTTTACCTTGAACTACGGCCTGTATTTTTGGTACACCACCAAATTTATCTTGATTCCATTCTAATTTAAAAGCTATATATGCAATTCCTGATAGTTTATGATTACTTCCCCAACTACTAAGTCCTGTTAATAGTGATGCTGCTGATTGTCCATCAGTACCAAAAAAAGGTTGCACTTGTATATTAGTTCCAAACCTAGAGTCATTAGAAGTTATAGTTGAGCCATTAGCAATAGAAGCACCGAATGTAACTGCATCATCATCAAATAAAATACTTGTAATGCCATTGATTTCACCTTCAGCTAATACTAAAACTCCATAGAGATATTGGTTATCTGCTCCTGAAGTCTCTAAAAAAACTCTTGTTCCACCAACTAATCGTGTTCCATAAATAACAGGTATATTTGAGTTATTAGATTGCTTATTAAGTAATACACCTTGTGCTTCTTTATTGGCTGCTGAATTACCGAAATCAGGTATATCAGGCATAGAAATAAACCAAGATATAAACTTGGTAAATACTTTGGTAATTGAATCTACTATATCACCCATGCCAATACTCCTTTGTTATAAAACTTTTTTCCTTTATATCTTTATCTTTAACTCTTAGCCATTGTAATTTTCTATTTAAACCAAAATGGTTAATAGCTTCCTTTTTTAACCATTTAGAAAATAGTTTAGTTTCAAAACTAAGATAATTAATTATCCATATATTTTTACCACAATTCCATTCAAATCTATTAATAATTGCTGTTTCCATGAATTTATTTTGTACATTATTATTAAGATATGCCCAATTAATAAAACCTACAATTTTATCTTTATCTTTTAATATTTGATATTGGTTATTCTCATAGCATGGGAGTAAATGGTGAATAATATCTATATCGTCTATATCTTTGTATTTATCAAATAATTTATAATAAGGAACAACCTCATCAATCATTTCCTTCCCCATAATACGTCATTAACAGTTAGTGCTGCAAACTCCATACCAACATCTGTACTAAAATATTTTTGCTGACTTCCTGTATTTGTTTGTCTGCCACCAATACGGCTAAAGTCTGAAAAGTGTGAAGTACAAGATAGACTCATTGTTCCTGAATTTGTATTAATACTAAAACTTTCTATATAACCTCTATCAAAGTTAAATGTATCTATTAAAACATCTGAGCCATTTAATAAGCCTACATCAATCGTGACTTCATCATTAGAAACATTGTTATTTAATACTGCTGCCACATAAGTGTTATCAACTGATGATAATGAGATTTGAAAGTTTGCTACATTAATTTCTGAACTTTCTGACTTACTTGATATCTTTAATAAATGACCACTAGAAGTAAAGGTATTACCACCACTTACTATATTTTTATAATGATTGGTTAATCTTACGACAGTAGCAAATCCTATTGTTAATAATATAATTGGCTTGACAGATTGTTTGGCAAATTCTGTTTTGAGGTCACTCGATAATCCTCTTGCCATTATAGAGCCTCAATAAAATCTAATTCGAATGTGTATTGGTCTATTACACTTGTTTTAAATTGTTGAACATCATTTGATAATCTAACTGTAAATTGTACACCATCATAAGTTACTGCTTCATTATTAGCCAAATTACTTCTTAAAGGTGGCTCAATAGTTAAAGTTGCATCATTACTTCCGTCTGCTGTTACATCAGCAACAACCATATAAACCTTAGTATGATTAGCGAACTTAACAAAATCTCCTGCTTTTAATGTACCTGTCATAGCATCTACTGTAATAGTAGTATCACCTGCTGTATGCGCACCATCAACTAAAACTGTTCCTGATACATTACCTTTAGCATTTTTTAAATCAGGTAAAGATACTTGAAATGTATTCTGTTGACTTCTTTGTTTCATAATAAAAGCTAATACAGGAGAAAATGTTTCTCTTGTCATTGTTGGATAAGAAGCTGTAAAAGAAAATCTTTGACCATCAATTTGTGTGCTAAACATTTTACCACTATCAGTTGTTGAGGTAATAGTTTTCTGCTCACTTGTAAAACCTACTGATTTAAATTCAGGTGAGGTTGGTAATGTTCCACTCATACTAAGGCTTCCTTCCCTTGACTATTTAAAGCATCATTTATTACATTAACTATTGTTGCTCTGCGTTTAATTAATAATTCATCAAATCCTTGTGTATCATTGGCATTAATAATTACATTAATAGTTTGACCACCACCTACTTTATCATTAGGTATTATTGTTCCTGATTGATTGGGTTGGAATAATTCAGGTCCTTGTTCGCCCACCATATAAGGAGTACCACTTGTAACTTGTCCACCTGTTCTTCTTGCTGATAATGCTTTAGTAACAGCAAAAGTTGCTATTGTTCCTGCTATTGCTCC